ATTGTTTTCCCTCAAAGCTTTGTAGTCTTTCAGGATTAGTTTCTTTATAGAACCTACGAGCCATTACCATATCTTCTGGTTTAATATCTTCTCCCTTGCTTGAAGATTCTAACATTTTAAATATACCTGTAGAGAAATTAAGTGGCCCACCTCCATAAGTAGATGTAAGATATTTAATATCTTCTGGTGTTAGGTCAAGCCCTATTTTCTCAGTTCCTTGTACAAGTTTGATTGCAAGTCTACCACCTAATGTTTCAGGAGTAGTTGGAAAGTATTTATCAGATGGGTTAGCTAAGTCCATTCCTTTTGGACTAATCATTTGACCTTTCCAGTTTGTATTATCGTGGACATCTTTAAAAGCATTTAGCACACTAGGAGTTAATGCAGAAAAAACATCTCTTCCATTTATAGGCATATATGACTGACCTATCGATTGTATAACTTTTACTATCGGATTACCTTGAGACTTACCTACTGCAACATCTCGTAAAGATTCTACCATTGTTTTAATAGGTTTAAATCCCCATCCTATAGGTATATTTATTCTTCTTAACTCTCCATCTTTACTATCAAGAAGTATTACATAATTACTTGTTCGTTCAAACTGATTTACCTTATCTCTCCAATCTGGATCTACAGTATCATTATGTGAATCGATAGCAGCAGATGTAGCAGTAATTATTCCAACTGTACTTGCTAATACTTTAGGGTTTTTAAATGCCCTAATCATTTTGTATGAACCTTGTATCGAAGCATTAGAGAACATATAAACTGCATTTACCCAAGGTGTAGCTGTACCTTTTCTATTGAAGTCAATGGTAGTTTCTTTAGCAATGATCGCCGCTCTCTCTCTTGATAGTCCTTTATCTAATGCTTGTTTATATGCCGCAAGTCTTGTACTATCTTCAAATATAGTATTGTAATTATCTATAGATTGAAATACTTTCTCGACAGCTTGGCGAGGTTTTGAGCCTGCAAGTTTAAACATATCGTCTACATCTTTTGTAATCTTAGTTTTATTTGCAAGAGTAATGCCGCCTGTAGTTCCTCCATCAAGTTTCATTTGTGCATATAGTTTTGTTGATTCTGTTGCTTTTCCTAGCATATGTTCTGTTACTGCTTTAACTGCCCACGCTTGATTTCCAACCGCTCCTATTGCATCTTTACCGCTCATCTCTGCGGCATTATAAACAAATGCCTCTTGCATATCTCTAACTATATTTGATAGTGCAAATTCAGGATTAAATCTTGTATATAGTCCTGCGATAGTTCTTGTAACTGGAGCGATAGTATTTGCTATAATTCCACGCTCTTCTACGTTGAGTTGATTATAAACTTTAGCAATAATAGGGTCATTTGGTATGATAACTTTTTTCTTTCCATCTTTATATAGAACTATCATGTCATCAGTAGGTTGTTCTATTAATGGAATATCTTTTAAATCTTTACCAACCATTCTTAACCCACGTGCTTCACCAAGCGTCTTATCTGCTTTAAACATATCCCACATAGCAAGGCCTACTCTATTCTTCTCTGCTCTTATAATAGCCTCTTGAACATTAGCAGATACATTTCCTAAGATATCAGATACTTCAAGGTCACTACCTTTAGCTACTTTAATACCAGTTGATTTTACGCTAAAACCTTTTCCGCCTGTAATGCTTCCAACTGCCTCTTTATCTTCTGGCATTATACGTTGTAATGGAACATGATTTTTATACTTAGCTCTTAGAGTATCATATAATTCAGGAGTTATAATTTGCCCATCTTTTAAGATATCGAGTGTTTGATTATTTAACTTACGAACATCATTTGCAAGTCCTGATAAAACTTTATATTTTTCTGGGTCGTTTTTTCTAAGCTCGATAAGTGATTTTAAAGCAGAACGTGTGCTTATTCCTGCTGCACTATCTCGTATAGCCTTATTTCTTTCTGGTGCGTGTTGAGCAATTAAGAAAGAGTTTAAATCATTTCTAACGCTATCTATATCTTCGCCTATCTGTTTTGCATACTTGGAAATATTATCGACTAATATTTGTTGAGTATCACGAACTAATGCGATACGTTCCCCAGTTCTTCCATAAATAGCTTTTCGTGCATCATTAACTTTTTGTCCGAAATCAAAACTTAGCAGTCCTTGTTTTGCCATTTTTTTATCATGCTCTAGCAAAATCTTCTCAGCTGGTTTCCAATAGTCTTGTAATGTTTCAGTTACTTTATCTACTGCGTTGGTTACTTGTTCTTTGTATGGAGTAGTATTAGAAACTTCTTTAATATTATTTGATATTGACATCATAGGTTTTGTTTCTTTACTTACTTCTTTTACTTCTTGCTTAATAGCCGATGATTTCAATAACGCCGCTATGTCTTTCTCATTCATCTTGGAGATTAACCACTTTTCATCTACTCCTAACTTCACGGCAGTTTTTGAAACAAACACTTTTACTGCGTCTATAATGTTTCGCACGAACTGTTTTAGCTTGGGTGACATATCAATACCGAGTTGGTATTTCTCTACTAGGTAGCTCATCATTTCTCTGTTGATATTCTTAGCGTCCGTTCCAGCGTCTTTAGCGGATTTAAAAGCTTGTTTGACTAATGGTTCGTCTTTGAGTTGTTTTAGGCGTAGGACTAGCGTATCGTGCGATTCTCCGAGTATTTTCTCTCCTGAAAATTCTGCTTTATGTAACAGCTCGTGAACGAGTACACCATTTACTTCTTCTGGCTTCATAGCATCCGCTACTAAATGGACTTTACCATCTTTTGGATTAAATATACCACGAACTTTACCACCTGATGAAAACTCAACACCGTTATCGACTAATCCTTTAGGTAGGTCTTTGTATGATTGTACGATATTGATATCACCTTTTAGGTTATCATAGTTTTTACCAAGTAGTTTTTTTGCTGATTGGTGGATAGCTTCGGTTGTGGTTGAGCCTTGTGTACCTTTGCTCATTAGTATATCACTTTGTGGATTATATCCCCACTCATGTATAGAATCACCATTTGTATGTATATCTTTTGCTTTTACTTCTTTACTTATAATATCATATTGTCCATTTTCTACCCAACTGCTACCATGCCATTTTGCATAATCTTTATTTGTAGTTACCCAATCTCCTGCATTAATATCTTTTACTCCTTTCGGAACTGCTCTATAGATAGTTACTTTTGCATCTGGTTTATTGCGCATAGCTTGTATTACTTTAACACTTTTTTCATCCATTGGTTTATTTCCTGTTCCATAATACTGAACAGCTTTATTTGAATAAATATCATCAGGAAAAATATCAGTAAGATTATCGCCACTATTAGCCTCTTCCCTTTGCGGGGCTTTATGCCATCCACGATAATCCTCTCCTTTACTAAACAAAGGACTTCCATCCATACCAATAGGTTCTTCCTTCATATAATCAGGATGATTATCTAAAGTATCTAAATCAGATTTTAGTTTTTCAAGTGTTGTAGGATTTGCAGTTCCATTTCTTATATCTCTTACATCATTCTTTGTTATCTTGAAGTCATAATTATAGTTCTTTGAGTAAGATGGATATTCAAATGATGTAGTATTACCAATATCATTATTATAAACAACACCTCCTTTTTTATCTATTACTTGTGGACTTCGTGCATCTTTAGCAGATACATTTTCACGCATATCTAAAAGTTCATTGAGTCTTGGATTATCTAGTGGATTAACTTCTTCTTGTATAGGAGATAATGCTTCTGATGTTTTAAAATGTGGCTCTTCGCCCATATCTACTAAATGTTTGTTTATTAAATCTTCTATAGGCGGCTGTTCTTTAGCTACATTTCCGGCAATTATATCTGTAAATGATTTTGATTTTATTGCTTGTTGTACTTTAGGATCAGCTTTGATAATATCACTTGCTACTTTAGCAGATACATCACCGCTTTGTACCGCTTTTAGTAGTGGTTCGTGTTGTTTAATTATAGTCTTGCTTAATGCTCCACTTTTTACAGCATCGCCTAAGTATGCAAGTTCTATTCCACCTTTAGGTATAAATCCAAAACCTGGCATCACTTCATCACTTGCATCTTGAGTAAAATCATCTTGGTGTTGCATATTTGCATACTGCTCATTAACTCTGTTCTGAACTTCTTGTGGTGTTCCCATTCTTCCAGTTAGTACATCAGTAAGTGTTCTCTCTGGGTATTGTAGCCCGTGTGTATTTATATCTGCATAGCTATTTACTTTACTAGATAGCATATCAAGAGGCTTTTGTTTTTGTATATTATTTGATTTTGGAACTATCTTTGAGGCATTATCTATTCCTGATAATACATCTTGTAAGGGAGAGGATTCTGGTGCATTATCCGAGAATTGAGACCAATCAACTTTACCCTTTGATGGAGGAGGAGTGTTAGAGAATTGAGACCAATCAACTTTTGAAGAAGATGTTTTACTAGCTATTTTACTGATACTATTAATGCTATTTAAAACATCATCAACTTGTGAAGTAGGTGGAGCATCTGAAAATTGAGACCAATCGACTGGCATTATTTAATCCTTACTGGTGTTCCATTTATTACACTGTATGGGTTTCCTGACTTATCATATATTACTGTTCCGTTCTGTGGAACTTTTTGCCCTCCACCATATGATGACTTAGACGTAATAGTTTTATTTCCCATAACTGGGTCTGCTATATTAGTAGTTCTCTGTGCTGACATTACTTGTCTTATCCCATCGTTGATATCATTAGCAGTTCCATTATCTACTAATGCTCTAGCCTTCATTTCTAATACGCTAGGTTTTCCACCTGATGTAGGATTAGATGCTCTTGATTGTGCAATAGCCTGTCTAGAAGAAGAGTTTAATTTTGCTATATCAGTTTTTGTATCATTATTGCTATCCGCTATGTCTAGTTTAGTTTGATTATTTTTATCTGCAAGAACATTTTTATTATCATATAGTGCATTAATTTGACTAAGTTTATTTTCATTTGCCGTTTTAGCTTCTGCTTGTTTTTCAAGTAAAGATACACCACCATCTGCCACTAACAAGTCATTCATCATATGAGGCAAATTTTGTTGCCATTGTTCTGGTGTTGTTCCATATTTTTGAGTTACCCCTTGTTGCTCTTCTGGTGTAAGCGTAGCTACATATTTAGCAAGGGTATCTTTTTGCTGAATAGGGTCTTGTATCCCCATTATTGAATTTACTGCAAGACCATGTTGATTTATGTTTTGCTTCATCTGCGCAGTTTTTTGTTGTTTTTCTTCTTCTGAAAGTTTATCCCAGTTTAGTTTTTGTGCAACAGAAGTTGCAACTGCTGCCTTTGGATTTTGTATAAAATCTTTATCTGCTTGTTGCGATGCCTTCTGCTGATCGTTTTCATTTGATAACATATCCTGACGTATAGAATTTGTATCTCTATTTTGTTGCGCTGTCTTTAAGTCTGATACCGTTGATAGTATGTTGCCTAAATCGATTCCATATTGATTAGCTACTGGCATTTAATTACCCTCCGTATACGTTAGAAAATTGGCTTATATTACCTGTCGCCGGTACACCATACTGTGAAGTATTGTACATATTATATAGTGTAGCATTTCCTATGCCTTGGTTTATAGAATTACCGATACCGCTATAAGCATTTGCCTGTGCATTGCCTGCGCCTATTTGACCTTGTGCCATTGCGTTTCCAGTTGCTTGAATAGTATTTGCCGCACCACTTGAGTAGTTCTGCATAGCATTCTGTGTTTGTCCTGCTGCACCACGCCCTATATTTGCAACATTTAATTGAGTGTTTGCATTTGTATTATAGTCTTGCAGTGAACGATTATAAGCATTTTGATATTCTGTTGATGCTTGACCTTGACCATAGTTTAAAAGAGCTTTATCTTGTGCTCCTGATAGAAGTTTACCTCTTGATGATGCACTAGCATCTAGGGCATTAATTCCTTGTTGTGTTCTAAACTGATAAGACGGATCAGCAGTTAGGTCATTATACGAGAATTTAAATGCGGGGTTATCTGCATAGTTTCCTAGAGCTTTAAGTCCTGCATCTTGCCACGGCTGATTTAATGCAACTTGTTTGTCAAACATCTGCTTTTGAACGTTAAGGCTTTGCGCATTACTTGCCGCTTGTGAATTTGCTGCACTTTTTGCTGCATCTGCTTGTGCTTGTCCGCCCATGTATGCACCTACGCCTCCTATTATTGCTGCCCCTCCGATTGCTACTCCTGACATAATAATGCTCCTTGCTTTATTTTATTTACTGCATTTGGTAATCTTGATGCTAGTTTTTCTGGCTCATTTGTGAATTCATTTTCTGCTTCAGTAATATTTTTTGCATCTGTTTTAAATATCATTGTAATAGTTGTTGGCTCTATTGCTAACGCTATCTGCTTTCTATTTGCTTCCGCTATAAACACATTAAATCCTTTTGTCTCTACTACTTCTTCGCCTATTAATAAACGTATATGTCCATTTACAATTAGCGTAGTAGGCACTGATATAATAACGCCTGATGCTACTTGACCAACATCAAGATGTATTGTTCTTGTATATACTCCAGCGTGAAGAGTATGAAAAGTTGGAATATCAATTTGATCTAATGTAGATATATACTTTTCCATCTCACAAGCAAAGCTTATATCTTCACAAGACATAGAAGGTATTAAGTCTTTCATAACAATTTCTTTGAGTGTATTAGGTTTGTAGTTTTGTACCCAAACGATTCAGCTACCTTAGATAGTCTTGATTCTATTGGAGAAGTCATAGATATAATAACAGCTCCATTTTGTTTTGCTATTTCTTCTGCGTGGTTAAGTAATTTTTTACCCATACCGTACTTTCTAAAATCTGGATGAACAAAGAATGAGTCTACTATTGCAATAGTGCTATGTGAATGTGTTAGATGCGCATATGATATCATACAGAATCCAAGTAGTTCATCTTGTTGATATAAACCACTAATTGTAAGAATTTTATTATCTTCTAGTGTTTGATATAGTTCTATATTTGGATTTGCCTTTGGTGCTTCTGAAACAATAGATTCTTGCTCATATAGAGAAAAAAGATTATTCTCTATTTCTTGTTTAAATAAGGTTGCAACAGTAATAGATTTAATCATCTGATATCCCTTTTTATTTTTAATATTATAACATATTAATTTGGTAAAGTTATACTTGTTAGTAACCCATCTGTAAAATGTAGTGTCTTATATGTAGTTGGAGAATACATCACTGTTACGTCAGCAGTCATCCCAGTATTTAATCTCTTTATAATCTTAGTTAAGAATATAACAAACGGATTAGTAGGAAGTGCATTATCTTGTACTATCTGTACTACAGTTGGAACAGGATCGAGTTTAATACTATTCACGACATATCCGCAAATGCTGCAATAATATTAACCATAGACTTGCATCTAGTAGTAATTGATAGTGTAAGATTTCTATGTCTCCCTAGTCTTCTCCATATAATACGCTTCTTTCTGTCTCCTGTCACTCCCAGAGATATTACATGTTCATTCTTGAAAGTAAACCCTCCATCGTCTGAAAATGAAAGCGATATAGTATCCTCTTCATTTTCTAAAGACTTTCCAGTTTCCATATCTATCTCAAACTTGTTAAGTGTAAAGTAATCGATGCCATTTCCGAATGGGGAAGTCTCGGCAGTTCTTAATATTGTTTGTCCATTCTCTGTATGATAGTCTAGTCCAACGTGATATATATTTCCACTAGATACGTCAGCACCAACCCATATTCCTTTCTCATTAACAACCATATTACGTAATCCCCAAGAACCGCCTAGAGATTGTCTTGTATGCCATAGATTGGTTGCCATATCATATGCGTATGTAGTTTTACCATCTATTGTAAGCACATAGAAATAGTGTCCTTCCTCATAGTATGTAAATGCTCTATAGTCACTTGTTCCTCTAGTTGCTAATGGGTATTCAATAGCTGCTGTACTTATCTTTGTTGGTGTATATCCGTTCATTGTATAGACACAGTTATCATTACCTACCCAATAAACTGTATTATTTGTTGCCGCTATTGTCTTATAATTTATACATCCATATAATGCAAAAGAGCCTTGTATCCTATCAAATGGAAATAGTGCATCTCCACTATTGTACCAGATCTCTATAGAGTTTGTTCCGAAGATATATACTCTTTGATTTACTGAAATCAATCCTACGATATTATCAGGAGAACCCTCAGCACTTGCATACATAGTCGCATCAAAAGTTACAGCATATAGATTACTAATAAAGAATTGATTTGTACCTGATCGGTTAAATATAAAGTATCCATCTTGGAATGTTACGGTATCACTTGGATAATATGCAATATCAGTAATTTGCGTAACTGTTACCCCATCTGAATAATAACCATTTCCGCCAACTACTACAAAGTTTATACCATTATCGGCTATTGATACAGAGTCAACAGCACTAAAGTCTACCACTCCGACCGTGCTTATAAGATTATCGGTATGACTTACTTTATAGATATAGGTTTTTGTAACTACATATAGATCACTTTTAAAATAGTGCATACCTATAATAGGTGCATTTTCCACTGTTGTATAGAGAGACCATCCAGGTGTTCCAATAAGGACTACAGAACTTTTCGCTGTTGGAGGCATTGTTTCTGAGTACATATTTATAAGAGTCTCATTATTTCCCTTGAAGTTACGAGCTTGTGATGTAGCTATTGCAAAAGGTACTTTTGGCATTATCTTGTCACACCACTTACGATATCATAGTATCCGAAACGTTGGTTGCTTTGCATAAGTCCAGCATCTACATTAAGAGTCTTCTTTACCGCATTTCTTGACTTAATATTATGCATAAGCCCTTGTGCTATTGCAACTACTTCTTGACGTAATTGTACGCCATACTCTGCCGCTAGTCTTACTGCTAGTTGATATCTAAGCATTTCCTCAAATCCGTAATCCCAATCAATATTATCAGTTGGTTTATAGTTTCCTACATATGGAACTTTGCAAATAAGATGAAGCGTATAAGACGAGAAAGGAACTGTGTCAAATTGAATAGAAAGATTATGACCATAATAATTTTCATAGTATTTTAATGGAGGTGCTACTATATTTTTCCATACCATATCTGCCCATTCATTAATTCCCATTGGTGTCATTTTAAAGTCAACACCTGATGCATCACGAAAGAAAGCTGATTGAATAGACATAGGAGCAGTTTCTACAAATGTATTATTTATATCTGAGCCTATTGTTATTTTAGAAGTCCACCCAATCGACGGAGGATGATATGCTTTTTCTTGCATATATGATACAGTTAAATTCTGGATATTAAAGCTATCGATCATTCCATTAAATCTATCAAGTGCATCTTTATGTTCTGTTGTAGAAGCTTCTTCTCCTGCTGCAAGAACCCCAATAAGTCTCAATGATCCATTAATAGTATCTGTCAATAGCATTTATTACCCTTTATTTTCTGACTGTTCTTTATATTTACGCTCTATCTCTTCTTGTATCATACCGATAAGCTTTTCAGTTTTTACATTTGATGGGAACTCTAGTCCTAGTTCTGTCGCTTCTTTCTTAAGTAAGTCACATTCACCTAGTACTATATCAACATCCTCTACTACATTACAGTTAGCAGGAGTATCAGACCACTTGTCTTTGTTGTACTCATCTTCGTTATTAAACAAAACTCCCTCGCCAGTTTCTACATTATACATCCAATGTTTACTCACTCAGTATCCTTTAAAGTTGGTTGAATAATCCTCTCCAAAGAGAGAACTATCAGCGAACTTAGCTTAGTTTCGCCGTAAATTGTTTAAAAATGAGCTCAGGGTTCATAAGTTTTACGCCCCATACCGCATCTAAACGAGTTGTTTCTGTATGATCTCCAACTGTATATCCTTCTGTTAAAGAAAGAGATAATCCACTTTCTGCATCTGTGATACGTTCTGCGACTACCGCTGATCTAGGAAGTTCTAGTTGTGGAACACATAGAGCAATAGCATTTTTGTGCATATAGAAGTTTTGACGATAAACCCCGTTAGCCGTTCCCATTACTGTAATAGCTGCATTATTTGCAACTGCCGCCGATACATTTTGGTAAGCAGCTAATGATACTGATGTACCCTCTACGTCTGTTGTTGTTAATGATCCATCGTTTATTGATGGGCTAACCAGAACAGTTGCATTTCCACCTGAATCACTATTTACATCAGCAGTTACTACGAATGTCTGCAAACGTCCAGTTGATGTACGAGTGATAGGATTAATTTCATATACACCAGCAAAAGTAATGATATCATATTTTTTCAATAGACCAGTTACAGATGCAGTCCAACCATCAGTTACAATAGATGCTCCAGTTTGTGCCGTTGCATTATTTGCAAGTGGAATACCACCATAGTTACCTACTGTATGAGTTGGAACAATTGGAGATGAATAAAACTCCATTCCGCTTAGTGGGCCCATATAACCTTTTTGAATTGAATCTTTAGCAATACTACCTTGTCCTGCAAATACAGTCATCAAAGATGTAGAAATGTTTGCTGCATCAATATCATTGATAAGTGCAGAACGTAAGCCAGTACCTTCATCAGGAATTGCAACTCCATTCATTTGAGCGCGAGTAAGCGCAAACGTAGAATATGATAAATCAGACCCAACAGTTCCAGTCATAAAGTAAGCGTTTCTTGCTTCTTCGAATACAGATAGTTCGATTTGAGTTGCAATCTCACCAACAGCTGGCTGAATATATCTTTGAGAAAAATCTTCAATAGATAGAGTTAAATCTTGAACAGTCCATTTAAGACCAACATTACGCTGACGATTAATTGTAATTGTTACAGTGTTATCAACTAATGGTTGTACACCAAGCGTTCTTCCCTCTGTTGATTTAACACGGTAAGGCTTTTTAACATTTACACTATTACCAACTCCATTAACTACCTTGCTTTCAAGGTCACGATATACACGCTTACACGCAACTAAATTGTTCTTAAACTGCCACATCGCTTCTTTGAGGATGAGGTCTGATGTGAGTAACTTCCCACCGATACCATTTGTTTGAGGCATTTTGTTTTCTCCCTATTAAATAAAGCCGTTAGACTTTCTTGATTGATTTCTCCGCATCGCTTCATACTCTGATTGAGTAGATGCTTCGCTTAAACTACGTGGAGGCATATTACTACCACCAACAGGCGTAACTGGATCAGGCGCACTTGTTACTTTTTTAGTAATTGGTGCGACAACTTTCGGTTGAGAGAGTTTTACTTCAATCTTCCCTATCTCAATAGCGATCTTCGCCAACGACAACTTAGATAATACTCTTGCTTCTTTAGGATTATTTGCGAGATAATATGCGACTTCTCCTAGATCATCGCTCTCGTTTAATGCACGGATCATATCGATAGTAAGGACTGGCATTTCAGACAACTTATCTTCATAATCTGCATATTTATCAACCATATCTTCTGTCATAGCTTTAAATTGCTCAACTACTGATGCACTATCATCATTTACAGATGCCTCTTTCGTTACCTCTTTAGGCTTTTCTTCTTCAACTGCTGATAGATAATCATCATAATCTTCAAAGTCGTCAGGATCTAATGCTTTAGTTTTAGTATCTTTTTTACTTTGTTTAGCTTCTTCAAGCTGACGAGTTAGTTCGTGCTTTTCTTGTACGAGTGCTTCAATACGTTTTTGTGCGCGAGATTTACCTTGTGGCTTTGGTGCTTCATTCACTTCTACTTCTGGTATATCTGTCGACGGTTCATTGGCTACTTCTTCCTCTGCTTCTTTAGCAGTATCTTTAACTACTTCCTCAACCGATGGTGTCTTGTTGCTCTCTACCGAAAAACTGTCATAATCTCTTTCCATATTATCGTTCCCCTTTAAGGTCGTTGGTTTTAATCTTCATATTATATCATATTAAAAGAAAAATGCTATTGCATCTCTCCTTGCTCTTCTTGTGGATTATCTACTGGCTCTTGCTGTTCTTCTTGTGGAGATTGTTGCACTTGTTGACTTTGTCTTGATTGTGCTATCATAGAAGCCATTGCCTTTGCCACTGTATTGCTTACAATTTGTTGAATAAGTGCAACATCTTCTTTTGGGTCTTGATTACCATTTTGTGTTGCGCTCGTTTGATTCGCCTGTTCACGTTGTACCTCCATATTAATTTGTGCTTCAAGCTGTATTGTTTGAAGTTTTATATTTGCTTCTTGTATTTTAAGCTGTTGCATCTGTAAATCAAACTGTGATTTTTGCTGCGCCATCTGCATATCAGCTTGTGCCTTTTGTTGTTCAGGTGTTGGCGGAGGTGGTGGCGGTGGTGGCGGTGCATTCTTCGCCATCTCTTGTTGTTCTTCTGCGCTTAACATATTAGCTGGTATTGTTTTTTTAAGACGCTCTGCAAGGATATCACTATTTGGAATATCAAGGTTGCTAGCTAATAAGTCAGGTGCTACTTGTGCAACCTGTGGGATACTCTTAGCAAGTTCCATCATAGTATTTGCTGCTTCTTGTCTTTGTGTCATATATTGTGGACCAGTGGTTACGGCACAATCGTATTTACCCATAGCAAGATCGTGAACTACAACTTGATTTCCTGTTTGCTCATCCAATATAGTTTTATTAATCTCTACAAAGTCACCGCTTCCATCAGCAAAGTGCATACGAATAATTCTATTACCATCA